AGTTCGGCGGTTTTGTGTTCGTGGTATTCGTCGACGATGGCGCAGCTCGGTGACGCGCCGTCGCCCGGCTTGCCGATCACCGGTTCGAATTTGCTGTTGGTCTCGACCACACTGAGGTTGCTGGCGTTGGGCGTGACGCCGAACGTGGCGCGGAAGCCCGGCGTGGCGCGTGCCATCAGCAAGGCGGGGCGGAAGACTTCCAGCGCCTGGTCTTGCGAGGTGGCGCCGGAGTACACCTCAGCGCCGAATTCGTCGTCGACGGCGAGCATGTACAAGCCGATGACGCTGGCCAGAGTCGACTTGGCGTTTTTACGTGGGACGAACAGGTCGACCACGCGGAAGCGGCGCTTGCCGGTGATGCGGTCCACCCAGCCAAAAGCGCTGGCGAGGATGAATATCTGCCACGGTTCGAGGGTGATTGACTGGCTGCGTGCGGCCCAGTCGCCCTTGATGTGCGGCATCAGCTCGGCAAACTTGCAAATCCGTTCCGCCGGGCGGTAGGCTTTTCCCTTGCTGTCGACCAATTCCGGGTTGAAGGTGTAGCGGAAGTCGGTGCGGGCGAGGTCGTCCAGGTGACGCTGGCAGGCGAGGCGGTGCCACTTGCAGGCGGGGATTTTCCCGGCAACGACATCGGCCGCATAAGCGGTTGCGATGTCGGTGAAGTGGGTGGCGCTGGGGTCGATCACAGCGCGCCCCATTTGTCCTGCCCGGCATCCTGAAACAGGCTGGCCTGGCGGTTGTCGCTGGTGGTGACCCGAGCGCGGCTGGCCGGAGAGAGGCCGAACAGCGCCAGGTAGCGGTTCACATCCTCGGCAGCGCGGCGTCCAACCACCCAATGGTGCGAGTAGGTGAAGTTGCCGTTGGCGGTGCGGATCATGATGCCGTCGCCGCCGGTGTATTCCTCGCCCGCCGCTTCGGCGGCGGCGCGCTTTTCCTCGGCAGCGGCCATGGCTTTGCTCAGCATGTTCTCGGCCCAGACCATCTTTGCCCAGGCCTGTACGTACAGCACCAGGGCAGCGCGGTCGAGTTTCGACACCAGGCCGTAGCGCAGTAGCTCGGCGGTCAGGCGCTTCCACTCTTTCTTTGCCTCGGGCCAGATCCACGACGGCGAGCTGGGGATTTCGACTTCAGGCTTGAACTCATCGAACAAAGTCGCAGACGGCAACTTGCTCGGGTTCCCGCGCAGGATATGCACGTTCGCCGGTAGCGGTTGCGGTCCACGAGTGCCCATTCAGCATTCCCCAAAGAAAACGGCCACCCGAAAGTGGCCGTGATGATCAAGCGGCGGCGCAGATGAGTACCCCCCACCCTGATAACCCCCGCACGTAAAAATGTGTCTACCAGTCCGGTCCTGGCGGGTGGGGCTGTGAAGATTTCACCCCCCCCTGCCTGCTGCCGCCTCGCTGGCGGTCTTGGCCTGGTGGCACTCGACGCAGATCGACTGCAAATTGTCTTCCGCATCCGTGCCGCCCTGCGACTTCTGCCTGATGTGGTCGACCTGCTTTGCTGGTCTGTACTTGCCAGCGGCCAGGCAGACCTGGCACAAGCCTTTGTCGCGCCTCAGGATGGCATTGCGCAACTTGTCCCACTCCGTGCCGTAGCCGCGTTCGTGGCGGCTGCCTCTACGGTCATCGGCAAACTTGTTGATCTTCCGGTCTGCCTGATGCGCCTCGCAGTAGCCCGACCCATCCCGCACCAGGGCGGGACAGCCTTGGTGCCTGCATGGTCTAGCGGGTGCGGTTGGCATGGGCGGAATGCAAAAAGCCCGCAGGCTAGGCAAGGCGGGCTTTGGACGTACTGATTGCAGTTTGGTTGCTTTTTAGACATTTCGTCGGAGCGTGTCAAGCTGCTGCACGAAATTTCTTTTGCATGCGTTCCCGCTCCCACTGCTCTACATCACGGTCTTGCAGCCATCCCATGATCCAGATGTGCGCCTGGTGCAGCCGGGTGTACATCGTGTCTCGGCACACGCCAAGCACACGCGCCTTGAACTCTGCGCTGCCGGTCTTGCGGTAGAACTCCATCACCACGGCAGCCAGTTCGGGGCGTGCTTTGCGCAGGGCCAGCACGCCGGTTTCGATCTCCATCGCCGCCTCGTTGATTTCCTCGATATTGCCCCGGCCGTGGCTCAACATCGCCTTGGTGTAGTGGCTTTGACGCGGGAAGCCCAACCCGCCATCGTCCCGCCGCGTCGCCCACTCCGCCCAGCACACCAATCGGTGGTTCATGTAGTCGATCATGCTGCCCTCCGTAAACCGTTCAAAACCAGCGAGCCGACCGTAGCCAGTGACCTTGCCGCCTCGCCGCGCAGGGCGAACCAAGCGCACCAGAAGCGCAGTTCACCCGCATCGTTTGACTTCACCACATCGGCGATTCCGGCGCCCACCTCTGCGGCCTGTGCCGGCGTCCATTCGTTGAAGCTGATCATCATCGACCGGGTATCCGCGAAATCGCGGCGCAGCGTCTCAAGTTCAGTCATATCCATCGTTCCTCAAAAAAGCGGTCGTGGCCGTCGCGCAGCCGTGTAGTCACTACCTTGGTCAACCACTGCTCAGTGGTGAGGCCCTGAGCAACGGCCAAACCATCCCCAAACCCAAAAGGGTTCGAGGTGTCTGACCGTTGCGATCAACCTGCTCGAGCGGAGCCGGCCCATCGCTTTGGCCGTGTGCATTCCATCAGGCTGGACACACACAAGGGCAGACTATCGGGCCACCTGCGGCCCCCGTTTCGCGCTCTACCCGCCCCGTCAGGGACACCACCACGCCTGCCGCTGAAACCCGCGTTACGGCCCTGCCAACTTCACCCCCGCGCCGGTTAACCCTGCTCCTGGTGTTGCTGTACTGCCTGGCATCCCTGCTGGCTGGGAACTCTATGGCGCGGCAAAGCTGGGTCCGCGCCGCCATCGTGCTAAACAGTTGGGCGCTTCGCCTCCCGCTTGACTGCCATCGATATTTCGTGGGCAATCTTCAAATCAATTCGTTGGTAGGTAGAACGGAAGCGCGAATCCTCAATATCGGCCAATGCAGCCGCCCTTTCCTGCCGGTAATCGTCCCAATCACTGCCTTGGCATGATGGGTATGCAATGCCGATGCCGACCTTCTGCGCGGCCTCTGTCGCCTTTTCGATGCCGGGGTTAAACCCCACCCGCTTGGCGGTTTCGTGGTCGTTGTCGGCAGCGATCACCGCCAGACCGTTGCGATCCAGGTAATCCACCGCATGCATCAGATTGCCGGCGTTAAACGCCACAATCACGCGCGCATGTGGCATCGCCTGAAACAACGTCAGGCCGGTGGCAAAGCCCTCGCAGACCACGGTGAACACATCGGAATCGCCGATCAGATAGGTTGCACCCGCCACCGGCGCACCCGGCCAGAAACGCTTATCCCCTTCTGGCGAAATGCGCTGGATGCTGCTGATCTTGCCGCCCAGCAGCATCGGGATAATCAACCAGCCTTCAGAATCCACCCGCAAGCCACCGCAACCGGCCACTTTCAAGCCCTTGGCGCGCAGATAGGGGTGTGAGCCATGCAACAACTCAGCGGCGCGGTAATGCGCCGTGGCGGCATAGGTGGCAGCCTGCGCAGCGGCGGCTTGTTCGCGCTTGCGGCGGGCGATCTCGGCATAATCAATCTTCGGCGCATCGATCTGCGCATCCGGCCGCCAGGTGATCAACTCAGAATGCAGCGCGTAATCCATCGCCCATCCCACCAGACCATCATCAGCCAGCTTGAACGAACCGTTCTTCTTCTTTGGGTGATTCACCGTAGGGCAGCGTTGCCACTTGCCCGGCTCAATTGAGCGCGGCTCAAGGCCAATGCTGTGCAGGAAGGAACGAAAGTCCATCACGCCGCCTTCCGGCTCTTGGCATACGCGATATTGCGCGAGCGCACCCAGTTCAGCAGCGCAGGCGACGGCATTTCCGGCTCATCGCGCAAACCGCGCGGCCAGACGCCAAACTTTTCCTTGTACTTGTGGCCCGCCCAGCCTGGGCTGTAACCCCGCTCGGCGGCCAGCCAGAGCAATTGCGAATACAGCCGTTGCTTGTCTTCCCGCTTTGCCGCCGCCGCGCCGATTTCACTCAGTTCGCCATCGGCGTGCATGATCTGGCTTTGCTTCTTCGGGTAAACGTGACCGCATTCCGGGCAGGAAGGCGCAGCGGCATGCACGCATTTGCACTGCGGACACTTCACCGACTCGCGTTCCTTCTTCTTCGCTTTCGCTTTTTCTTTCTTCTTGCCATCATCCAGCTCGACAGCGCCGACTTCAAAGAACTCGTGCATCGCATCCCAGAATCGCACCGTGTTACCGGCATGGTCCAGAACCAGACAATCCTTCTTGCCCGGATGCGGACGCAGGCCACGGCCAAGAATCTGAATGTGTTCCGCCAGTGACGACTTCAGCGGACGCGCCATGATGATGCACTCCACATCCGGCACGTCGAAGCCCTTGCTCAATGCCGACACACTGATCAGACCGCGAATGAACGAATCCGGTTTGCGGAATTCCTCCACCATCGCCGTGCGCGCATCGTCATCGGTGCGATAGGTGTACAACTCTGTCTGCACGCCGGCCGCCATGAACTGGCGTTGCAGCTCCTCGCAGTGCGCCACGTTGCAGCCAAAGGCAACGAACTTCTTGTTCAGACCATGTTTCAGGTATTCCGCCACACAATCGCCGACGATCGGCAGCGCGCGTTCCGCCGCCTCGTTGTCGGTCCACTCGCCCGCCACCACCTTGGCGCCGGTCATGTCCGGCTCAGAAGCCGCAAACACGCGAAATGGAACCAGATGACCGTCATCAATCAGCTTGTTGGTCGTGGTCACCGACACAATCGCGTCGTAGTGTTTGCCCATTCCCTTGGTGAAGGGCGTCGCAGTCAGACCAATCACCACACAATCCCGCGCCTGAATGCGGTCGAGTGTCGTTTTATCCAGGCCATGCGCTTCGTCTACGATGATCAGATCCGCTTCCGGCCATTGCCGCCGCGCCAAGGTCTGCGAGCTGGCGATCTGGATTTTCTGCCACGGCTGAAAGCGCGGATGGCTGCTTTGAATCACGCCATGCTCAATGCCGTACTTGTCCAGCATGTCAGAGGTCTGGTTGATCAACGCGATGCGATTGGCGACGAACACCGCGCGCTTGCCCTTGGCCTTCGTCTCGCTCAACAGATACGCCGCCACCACCGTCTTACCAGCGCCAGTTGAGGCGGAAAGAATCTGATTCTTCACACCGCGCCGGATGTTGTCGCGCAACTGCTCGACGCTGGCGGACTGGTAATCGCGCAACTGGATCATGCCGCCTCCGCACCAGACACTTCGGCCAACAACGCTTCCGCCGCCAGAGCGCGTTTTTCCGCCCGGTCATGCCGCTTTTGCCAATACTGCGCCTGTTTGAAATACTCGTTTTTGGCGTTGCTTTCCTGCCGCAACCGGCCCTCAAGCCCGGCGATACGTTCATGCAGATCGATAATCGTCTTCGCTGAATCGGTCGCTTCCAGACTGGCGACGATCTCGGACAGACGCTTGATCTCGCCTTCCGCGTGCATCAGATCAGGGAGCAAATCGACGTGGTTGTCGTCGGCTGGCAGCGCGGCTTCGACTTCCGCCGGCTTGGCCTTTGCACCTGGGCGCTTGCCGGTGATTTGCTCAACGGCATCGGGCAGGCTGATTTCGCCATGGGCAACTTTGCGCGCCAGTTCAGGCGATGCCTTTGCTACTTTGTCAGCGTCTCGCTGAGTCTTGTCGCTTGCGCCAGACTGCGCTTGCCTGTTAGCCACCGTTTCTAATCCGGTAAGATTACCGGATTTGGGTTTGCCGACTGTTTGTGCCAAACCCCAATCCTGAGCACTCGCTACAATTGCCGCCTGCTGGCCGGGCGACAAATGCCGCCGATGCAGATTGTTGGACAGTACAAACGCCACTGGTGAAGAGCCAACGAACTCGACAATGCGCGGCGGAACACCGGCATCCAAGCAAGCGCGATAGCGATTACCGCCATCCAGCACCATGCCATCAAACAGCGTGATCGGCTGGCGCAGACCATGCGCCGCAATATCCGCCACCAGTGCGGCATATTCATCGCCGACCATACGCGGAAACAAAGTGCAAAGCGGATGCAATTCAAGCATTTCAGCGTTTTCCATCATGGCAGCTTGTAAAAGTCACGGCATGGCGCACAGGCGCAGCCGACCAGGCGCACGCTGTACTTGCCGCAGTGAATGCAGTAACCGGGTTCACCAGCTGGGATGCGGCCGGCCTGGTAGCGGATTTCTGCTTCAGCGGCATCGACGCCGGCTTGTGCCTTGTCGTTGGCACGGTCGATCAGATCGCCACGATCACTCATCACCACTCCCGGCGATACCCGATAACTCATTGCCAAGCGACCCCGCATCGCCGAAAACAGAACTCATCAGCGCGTGTTTTCTGCGCCTTTTCTGGATATCGACAATGATCAGATCGCGGATGTACTCAGAGCGGGAAACGCCTTCCGCTTCCGCGACGGCAGTGGCCGCACGGAGTAGCTCGGTATCGAGCTTGATAGTGGTTTCGGATAACAACTTTGACATGCCTTTCGCTCAGGAAAGAAGCCCCGGCACGGAGGCCGGGGAGCCGATGCGGCTTGATAGAGGGAGCTTAGGAGTAGCGGGCTTGTCCTGGCCTGCCAGCAGGGATGAAGAAAAAAGACCCGGCGCAGGACTGCGCCAGGTCAAAGCCGCGTGCGTGGCAGCGCGCGGCAAGGGAGACGGGCGGGGGTGCTTACCCGTGACAGAATGGTGGTTCCACCCAACCAGACTATTCACCGGAGACCCCCATGAACACCTTCAAATCGGAAATCGACGCCATTGCATTGGAGGCACTGCGCGCGCCGACCCGGAAAGAATCCATACGCATTGCCATAGAACGCACCGCCATACCGGTTGGCGTACTTGCGGGAAAGTTGCTTGGCATGATCAAGAGCTTGCCTCCGGACCTGGCGAACCAGCGGCTGGACGGTCTTTATGCACTGATCGAAGACCCGAACCAACTCGACCCGATTGCGCGCGCCTTACTGTCTCAATACCTGACGGGTCGGTAGCCTCAGAAGCCGCCACGGCGGCCGCAAAAACGCGCAAAAGTGCAGATTCAATTACGCGTGCCATCGACTCGTGTTCTGTCACAGGAGACCCCCATGAAGCTGGACCGCACCATGCAGCTTGAAATTCTTGAACAGTTGGCCGCCGCCTGCCCGCAACAGATCAACCTGACTGGTGAGCGTGTTGCAGGCGATCCGCTCACGCTTAACGCCTGGTATCTGCATCAACACGGCCTGATTGAAGCACTGATTGCCGAAAACATTGGCGCGCCGCCGGTCGTCATTGGTGGCCGCATCACTGCCCAGGGCATGGACTTCCTGGCTGACGACGGCGGCCTGTCCGCGATCTTGGGCGTAGTCACAATCAAGATTCATGAAGACACCCTGAAGGCGCTGCTGGCGGACAAGATTGAGCAATCAGACTTGCCGCCTGCTGATAAAGGGCTATGGCTTCAGGCACTGCAGGCACTCCCTGCCGAGTCCACAAAACACCTGGTAACAAAACTACTGGACTGGGGGTTGGCAAATGCCCCGGGCGCACTTCAACAGGTAGGAAGACACCTTGGGCTCCCGCTATGAGCTCGAACCGCACCCACCCCGCCCGGGGTGACAGCGCCAGCCAGAAGGTGGTGATGTTTGAATTCGCCTCCACCAGCACGCCATCCTGGTGGAAAACCAGGGTTTTGGGGTACAGGACAGGCTCGCTCATGCCGCTTCCTTTTGTTGATCGTTACGCTGGGTGCCGCGCAGCACCTGGTCATGCTCACCTGGCATATCCAGATGTTTGATAAGGACATTCGACAATGACGCCTGAAACGCTGTTCGAAATTGCGCAACTGCTGCATCAAGCGCGGAAGCTGCTGCCTGAACCGCCTCCGCTGGAAGACATGCCGCTGAGAAAACTTCATCAGCGGCTGTTAAGTCTGGAAACAGAATTTCACAACCTCGCGGCAAAGCGGCAACGCGAAGCTCGAACGTCAGGCCCTCGTAAATGAGGCCGACCTTCACCTTTTCGGGCAGATTGATCATGCGGCCGCCTTTTGTTGCGCAGCCACGTCGGGCGGCAGGCCGTCGGTGGGGTTGGGGTAGATGTCTGGGCGGAGCTGATGCGGCGTCACCTGCCAGGCAGTCGCGCGCGACACGGACAGCACGCGGTCGGCGGGGAGGTCGTCATCCCACTGGGACACCGCCTGGCGGGATACACCTGCTATCCGTGCCAAATTCGCTGCGCTGCCGAATTTTGATATGAGGGCATTAACTTTCATGCCGATAGTAAAGCCTGCTTTACCTAAAGAGTCAACACGACTTCTCTTTACGGCAAGTAATCTTTACGCGATGGAAACTATCGCAGATCGGCTGCGGGCACTACGTGCCCACTTTGGCGTTTCACAATCCCAGATTGGTGTATGGGCTGGCGGGCTGTCTAAGTCGGCCGTATCTCAATGGGAGCGGGGACTATCCACCCCAGAACGCGATGCCTTGAATGCACTCAGAAAATCACGCGACGTAAATCAAGACTGGGTAATGAACGGCGATGGGGAAATGTTCATTGCAAAAATTACCCAGCCCAACCCGCCCGCCAACGTCGCCACCCTAACACCGCCGCCGGACCCGCTCACGGCCGAACTGCTCGCCCTCGTGCAGCGCATGGACCGCACCGGCCTCGCCCGCCTGGTGGGCGTGGCCAGCCAGTTGGTTGAGCAATATCCCCGCGCCAACGCAAACCATGCCCGGTAATTTCACTCGCGGACTGGCGCACGCGGGCAGGCTATCGCCTCAACCCGCCGGGGTAAATATGGCGAAAGTTATACGCGCCGCATGATGGAAGGCGCGATGGTGGCCATCGTCACCGGGATCATCAGCGCCATGCTGTATGACGCGATAAAGCTTTTTTCGAAAATCATCATGTCCAGAGCAATCCAGATGGCAGCGACAATGCAACCCTCAAAAAAGAGTCTGATTCTGAAGCTGATGCGTGAAGTGACTGTGCTGCTGTTGTTGGCATGGCTGCTGTGGGTTTTGCCGTCAGGGCTGGATAAATCAGGCGTCATCCTTGTTTCCTTCCTGGTGGTCATGATGATGATTCAAGTGCTTTCCGTTGCTTGGTATAGCACGCGACTGGTGCTTTTATACAGGGCTGCAAAGCCGGACTGATCGCCATTCCAACGGCCTGACCTGCTCAGGCAAACACTTCCAGCCCCACGCCAAAGCGCGCCGCCAGCGCTTTGGCCTGGCGCAGGTTGATCTGCCGCTTGCCGCGCAGAATCTCCGACACCACAGACTGGCCGCCCAGCTCGGGCAGGTCGGACTGCTTCAGGCCGTGCACATCCATCAGAAACGCCAGCGCCATTTCCGGCGTGGCGGCATCCGGCATGGGGTAATGCGCGGTCTCATAGCCGGAGACCAAATCCCCCACCATCACCGCCAACCCGGCCAGCGGATGCGCTTCATCTGCGCCGCCTGCGTCCAGAATGGCGTCCAGCGATTCCACCAGTGCGGTGTATTCCGCATCATTGCGCGGCGGGGTCAGCAACGGCGCCACATACCCCCAATGCAGCAGCGCATCATTCAACCGAGCGGTCATTTCCAGGCTCCTTTGTCGTAATCCTTGTGCGTGAGCACGGCGCGAATGAACACCTTGCCCGCGTTGAAGTGAATGGCGGCGATCAGCCGCAGCTTGTTGCCCCCCACATCGAACACGTACTTGTCGCCCACCTTGTCCACCGCCGGGAACATCGCCTTGACTTCAGCGAAGTTGCGCCAGGCGGCCCGCTTGGTCTGCCTGTACCACTGCTCCAGCGCTGTTGTGCTATCCGGGTGCGCCGCCTGCGCCTGGAGGATGCGGCTGTGGGTGATGATGTGCATACCCTCAATTTATCGCAAACCGCGATAAATAGCAAACTGCGATAAACCGGAAACGCCAACCGGCCACGGCGCGATTGCGCCTAAAAAGTAAAGCTTTGTTGACGTTTATTGTGAAGCGTGCTTTACTGCAATCACTCCCCGCCCCCAGCGGACACCCTCAGCGACCGGCAGCACCCACACCCGCTGACAGGCCCGCAGGACGGCCGGGAGCAGGCCAAAGGCTGGCCACCCCGAGCGGGCGCACTTCACAAACAGCCGAGTAACCGACAGGCAGGCGCGGCATGGTGCCGCGCGGAGAGGGGAGTCGAACATGACCAACACGCAAAAAATCAGCGCCGTACTGCTCAAAGGCTTGCTGCACCACTACGGCAAAAAGCACCCCGCCCCGTGGCACAACACCGCCGTGGTTTCCAGCCGCTTCGGCGGTGACTACCGGCTTAAATCATCGATCAGGAGTCCGGCATGACCATTCACATCCTGCAGGAGGCCGCATGAAACCGGGGTTACTCGTCCGGCAGCGCGGCAATGATGCGGCCAACCGCTTGCTCGATGGTGATGGCCAAGTGTTCCACCGCGCCTGGCGTGTGTTTATCGCCCGTGCCCAGGTACTGCAGATGGGTGCCGATCCGGTTGAGCGCATCAGCAATATTGCCCAGATGCGTTGTTTGTAGTTCGGCCAGATTGTTGACGGCCGCAATCAGTTCATCAATTTTATTGGAGTCATCAGTCATGGCAAACACACTCAAAGTTGGAGACAGCGTCTTTTACCGCCAGTTTGGACAAAGCAAAAGCGCTGTTCATCGAATTCTGTATATCTGGGAAAAACAGGGCGTTGCCCTGACCAGTAACCGGGACATCATCCGCCTGAATGATGTGGAGGTGCTGCCGGCGCCGCCCGAACTTATCCAGCTTTTGAATGAGTTGGAGGCAGCATGACCATCCACATCCCAACCCAGCTATTCCGCCACGGTCAGGACGCCATTGCCCTGGCTGGACAAATCGCGCGCCAGACTGGCGGCATTCTGGTTGCAGGCAACCGCGCCTTGACCGTGCGCCCGGCCCGCAATGCCCGCGAATCCGCCACCGTGGTGCGCCTGCGCCGCGTGTTGGCAAATTCGTTGGCCAATACCCCGGAGGCGGCGTAATGGAACACGCCAGCCTCATCGCCATCAGTGTGGCGCTGGCTTGCCTGATTGGCCTGGTCTACATCGCCTTGTTTCTTGCCCCGCCGACCGACCGTCCACCGCGCAAACCGCACCCTAAGCAGCACTATCAGCGCTGGGAGGACACCTTATGAACCGCGCAAACCTGCTGGTGTTCAAGGGGGTTTTGTACCGCGCCTGGCAGTTGAACCTGTACCGCCCGGACTTGACTGCCCCGATTCCGCGCCGCGTTTGGCGGTTGATGGGGGCCGCATGAGCCTCTACCGCACCGGCACCGAAACCATCCGCTGGCATACCTCGCCGGCCTGTCTGCGCATGCTTGAGCATCTGGCCTGCAAAGGCCCGGCCACGGCGGTGGAAATGGCGGATGCGCTGTACATCCAGCGCGGTTATGCGCATGCGCTGACCAAGCGGGTTTTACTTGCGTCTGGCGTGGTGCATATCACGGCCTGGCGGATCAATGGGCGCGGCGAGCCAAGTCCCATCTACGCCATTGGCCCAGGCAAGAACCGGCCCCGTCCGGCGGCCGAAACGCCGGCGCAACGGGCAGCACGCCGGCGCAAATCGATGCGCGAGATTTACGGCGTGGAGATCACCAGCGCGGTGCTGAATCGCGGCCGCTCGACCTGTATCTACATCGACGGCGAGCGGGTGCGACCCGGTAGCCATCAATCGCAGATCGCCGGCAAGATCGTCGGCAAACTCACCGGCGCGCGGCCATGAAAAAGCACACCACCCGCCGCCGCTACATCCCCGGCACGCTGCTGCTACGCCAGCAACGCGACGCCATCGTCCTGCCGGCGCACATCGCCCTCGACGCCATTGAATTGGGCGCGGGTAGCATTTACCACCGTCACACGCTGGCGGCATATCTGAACATCGTCGGTGTCTGCGCTAACCGCATGGTCGGCGCGGCGCAGGAAACACGCGACGCAATCGACGCGGCCAAATACGCCCTGGTGAGCGCAGATCGGCGTTACCTGTCTACCGACAAATGGGGCTTCAGCGGCCCGGAAATGCTCTGCATCCGCCGCGCGGTGACGCTGTCCGATGCGCTGCTGATGCGCGTGAACTCCGGCATGCTGAGTTATGCGGTGGATTTTGTCGGCCGCATCAATGACCAAACGCCGGAGAAGCTGGGCATGGCCAACGCGCCGCTGGCAGAAAGGGCGGCCGCATGAGCCGCTACAGCGACATCAACCCGTTGGCGGCTGAAGTTTATGCGCGCATCCAGCCGCACAGCAGCCTGCGCCCGATTGCCCAGTCCGCCATTCTGGGGGCGTTTAACCGCACCACGCCGCCGGATGCCGTGCACGACGCGCTGGAACAGTTGATCGATGCGCGTCTGATCAGCCACATGCGCCACACCCGCGAAGGCGTGACGCAGAACGTCTACTGGCCAACCGGCCTGAAACCCATCACCGCACCATCCATAGAGGAAATCAGCATGTCATCAGAACCGAAAAACAGTTTATTGAACCGCCTCATCTTGCTGCATGGCCCCATTGCCGGGGCAGCATTGGCGGAAAAAGCACGCGCCACCGGCGCCAATATTCCGGCGAAGAACGTGCCGGGGCTGCTGGAAACGCTGGTGCGCAAGGGGGATGTGATCGTCAAAAAACACGATGGCGCATCGCATTACATGACGCCGAATCAAGCGGCGGATTGGGATGAGGATGTTTCTGCTGCCGGAGGGGATCGGGATAAGCAGGTCGGCGCGCATGTGATGAGTGCGGCGGTCACGAAACAATCCCCAGCTGCACCCCAAGATGAAAAACCGGCAAATAGCGAACGGGAGGCGCGCGAAGAAGCGATGCCTGAACCCGATGCCAAGCTGCTGGCCATGGCAAACGCAACGCTTTCCGGCCGGGTAGAGGATTTGGAAGCCTCGTTGAGCGAGGCGCTGGCATACAACCGCATTGCCGGCGATCTGCTGGCCGATCTGGAAGAACTGCTTGATGTTGAGCATCGGGATGAACTCATCCCCTGCATCAAAGCGTATTTGGCCGATGTGCCTGCTCAATCAACAGTTTCCAACCCGGAAACAGTTCAGCCCGGCCGCCTGGCGCTGCTGCTGATCGACAGCGCCGACCTGACCGAAATCGAAGAACTCGCCGCCGGTTGCGATGTCCGCATCGCCCAGGCTGTGGCGATGGCGCGCATAGACCAGGGCCACGCCGCCCGCGCGGTGGTGGTGCGTATTTTCGGCGAAGCGGCGCGCTCGGTGGAATGGAAGCAAGCGGCATGATTACCATCAAACCCTGCCCGTTCTGTGGCAACGAAGAAGTCGAGATCGATGAGGTCGGTATCGGTGAGTTTGCTATCGATTGCCCGGAGTGCCGTGCAATTGGCCCAATCGTTGGCACAGTGATGGAGGCGATCAGCTTTTGGAATGATCGTAGAGCAAGCGATGTCGTCACAGCTTGAACTGCAACTGGATCACCGGGAGTACATCCCCGGCCAACGCGCACTTCCGTTCCTGCCTGCTGACAATCAGCGGCGGTTGCGCGAACGTGGATTGGTGAAGCCAGGCATGCCGTTTTACTGCCTGATGAACAAATCCGGTCACGTCATGACCTGGACAGGCAAAGGCATGAAACCGGGCTGGGTGCGCCACTGGTTGGAGATGGGCGGCAGCGTCGACGAGCTGCGCGCCACGCTATGAAGTACCGCCCGGGTGATCTGCTCATGAATGCACTCGGCCATTGCGAAGGCCGAGGCTACGTGTGGAAGGTCGTCGACATCGGACCGATGCAACCAGGTGGAACGATATTGATAAGCGCCCGCGCGATCCGACTGCTGAGCGGAAAACCAGAACCGCATGACTCATGGCTGAACAGCACGCGGCTTGTCCCGGCAGACTGGTATCAGCCATTCAAAGGCGAAGTGCCGCCATATCAGATGGAGTTGAGCGTATGAATGAACGTCCCGAACGCATTTACCACGTAAGCCAGACCCAGTTGAGCATTGCGCGCCACTACGGTGGCTGCAAATTCAACGGCGCGGATTACCACTATGACGCTGAAAGCGACACGCTGACGCGCATGGATGTCTGGAAAGCGCGCATCGCAAGTAGCAAAGAAGAGGCAGACAAATGGGCGAAGGCTGAGCGTGAGAAATGGACAAAGGCTCAAGACGGTTTTGCGGGGTTCTAACGCCTAGCTAACCGGCTGGCGGCATTATCGCCAGTCCGTGTTGAGCGACGTGTTAGCAGTTTTTTTGAAAAGTCGGCGCTGGCGAGACGGCGGTGCAGGGCGACATGCTTTTGCCTGCTAACGCAAAAGTCACCGGCGCAGGCGGGTTTATCGCCTGCGTCCGCGTTGAGCGACGTGTTATGCGTATTTGATGAAAGGATGAGAGATGTTTGATGAACAACCTGATGGCGACCCGCACGGCGAGTGCGCGGCAGAGATTCACCGACTGCGCGACGAAGTGGAATACCACAAGGCTGACGCGAAGAGGTGGGCGCTGCAAGCAGTGAAGTTCGACAAGTGGCAGCAAATCGACACGGCCCCTAAAGACGGCAGGTATTTGATGGTTGGCAACGAAGACGGTGTTTGGGTTGCGTGTTACACCCCGACGTTCCAAAGCGGGTTTCAGCCAGACAACCCTTGGATTAGTTTGATGCTCAACCATCGGCATATTGAGAGGGTGAAGCGGAATTACTCTAGCGTACCGACGCATTGGATGCCGCTACCGAAAGCACCAAAACAATGGGAGCCAATATGACGCCGATCACATTCAAAGGTTATGGTGTTGGCAGTCGCGGAGTGACGCTAATAGCCGAGCGAATCACTCACTTCTACCCAATCGACTACAACGGAAATCACGGGACGTGCATCGTGCTTGACACCGGCAAGGAATTAAATGTCGGTGACTGGTGTGATGACGTTGCAAAGACAATAGATTTAATTACAGAAGGAGGCCGTTGAGATGGGGCCAAGCGCAATAGGCGCACAGCCGCCACCGGAGGACTATGACGAAGAGTGGCTGATGATGCAGGAAGACGAAGAAGGCGACGAACCGTTTTGCAACTGCACCACGGGCCACAGCATTGAGGAAACGGACTGGAACCAGTGCGATAGCTGCGGGAAACCGATTTACGACGAAGAACCCGCCGTCTCGCCAGCGCCGACTTTCGCAGATGGGATGACGGCAGAGGACGACAGGCGGTTTCTGGAACTGACCGGCGGCCTGACGCATAACGCAGAGCTAAGGGGCCGGCCGCTTGCGGACGATCCCGCTTGAGCGCCGGGTTAGCCGGCGAGAACAACGGAGACAGAAATGCACACGAATGCACCAGAAGGAATAAGCAGAAACCACCTGCTTGAGATTGCCAAGAAATGCGGGCTGATTGGCGGGTACCACACCTTTGAAATGCTGGATGCCATTGAAGGGTATGCGCGGGTTGTGCTGGCTGACAAGGCAGTGCAGGAGGCTTTTGTCGTGGCAAACCAGCACCTGTTAAACGTCGACGCTGGTAGGACGGCAAGCGGCGAGGGACTGCACGCATGGCTGCGCCGAGAGATGCCGGAAGGTACTGTGATTGGCGACCCTGACTGGTGGGCGACACGAATCCACCGCGTAGCACTGGCGGAATTGACGGCTAACGCACTAGCTCAGGGGCCGGGCGGCTCTTCGCCCGGTCCCGCTGGAGCGATGGGTTAGCCCACGACTTGAAGAGACTGAGGAAATTTGACATGAGCACACGCACTGACTATGCTTTACCCGCTGCCCCTCATTGGGCAGTCGGGTTTAGCAGCTCGAATGCGGCGGCGATAAGCCGTCATGCGCAAGCAGTGCGGCTTTTTTATCGCTTGGTGTTGTCCTCTATGGGTGGCTCAAGTGGGAAGACCGCAAGGTCTTGCCGGTGCCGCACCGGTCTGCTAACCCGCTTGGTGCCACCCACCCGTTTAGCAGCGGGGTGGTGGTTCAAAAACCACTTGCGGAGAAACAC